GAAATGTTGACCGCACATAACTAAAATCTCTGTTAATAAACAGACTTTGCATATGCTTAATGCCGTCCTCAAATCGGGCAAAGTTAATACCGTATTGCTGTGCCTCACCCCTATACTGATAGCCATAAGCTGTTGCACCGTCCACAATCACCTGACGAAACTGTTCAGGAATAGTTGGTACGTCAGTAGCGGCAGATAAAGCAGTCGGCTTTACATACGCATCATACTTTAATTCATATGCTTTGTCAGGGTATGGAAACAGTCCGTAGTTATTATCTGGTGTTCTGAATACGTAGATAGGCACACCTCCCACATCAGATGTGCTTTCTTGGTCAATGTACTTATCCACGTACTCTTTATATTCCATGACACGTAGGCTTACACCTGCCGTGCCAAGAGTATCATCTTTACTTATGCGAAATGTTTCATAGTCCACATTATAGATAGTAGCACCTATTGTATAACGTGTGGTGCCAGCTACGAGAGTTTCAGTTTGTAGTGCGTGGCTAAATGACCACCCGAACTCACGTTGGAAAATATAATTGATGGCGTCGTTCACAGCATTTTTACACTGCGTCTGAAATCCACGAGATGTAGTAAAATTAGAACTCGTCAATGCAACTTCATTGAAACGAGCCAATACTTCATTCGTGATGTCAAGGTATGTGTACGCCATCTGAAATCCTTAAAGAGTTAGGAGGGCGACTTCTGCCGCCCCCCATATTACTTAGGCTTGGTCGCGGGAAACTTCAGCAGCTTCCATTTCGCCAAGTGCGCTTACGTCCATCATCACGGCGTAGACACGAATCTCGCCAGCAGAGAAAGATGCACCGGAACCAGCAAGGGTCAGGTCCAGAGTATCTGCTGAAGCAAGAACTACATCTGCAGAGACAGTTACGCTAGGTGCATAAGCACCATCAGAAGCACCGTCAATGTCAAACGCTGTTACGTATTCGTTGTCATCTGCGCCAGTACCAAGGATGGCAGTAGCATCAGTACCCGTATTTTGAGTTGCACTTTTCGTTACCTGAAAACCGGCAGCAATAATCTTGGTGTTAGCAGGAACAGTGATACACTGTACTACGTCACCGTTTGGATTGATGCTGTTAGCAGTAAGGTCAACGACCTGCTCAACCATGTACGGATTGCGTCCACGCTGGGAGTTACCCATAGCAGGAGCAAGAGTAGCAGTAATTGTAGCCATAATCTAATCTCCCTTTAGCGGACGTTGTAGATGGCGTTAACAAGTGCTTCAGGGCGAAGAATCTTGCGGCCATACAGGTGCATACCACGAACGATGTCAGCAAAGCTGTCTGGGTCGCGGTAGGTTTCGGTCTTGTTAATCTGCTCTGCTGTTGCAACTGCAGAAGAATGACCAGCAACAATCACACCGTAGTTGCTTGAGTTGGTATCTGCTTCAGTAGCAGGACCAGAACCAACAGACGGCAGGTTGTTAGAAGTGTAGATGGTGAAACCATGAATGGTACCAGCCATCTGACCATTTTGCAGACCAGAACCACCGAAGTCAGAGTTGAACAAACGAGAGTCCTCATCCTTCAAAAGTTCAGCAAAAACTGGGTCAATTACGAGCCAACGTCCTTGCGAGTCTACATTTTGCTGGTCCAGTTTACGACCCATACGGGCAATAACTGACAGTGGGTTAGCGTTACCAGCAGCAGTAGGTGCTGCAGCATCGCCGCTACGAGGGGTCAAAGCAATTGAGTTGCCCCCAGAGCCAGCGTTAAAATCGCTTCCATCCAGCTTCATGCTTGCAAGCAGTTCGTCCGAACCAGCAGTTGAAACAGCCTTAGAGCCGTTTACTGTGGTGTTGGCAGTATCTGCATTTGAGTGCAGAGCAGACTGCTTAAAGCCTGACAAGTAGCCAAGAACGTCTTGGTCAAACTGGTCAGCAAGGCGGTAAGCCGCACGGTCACTTGCCAGAGACTGGAAGTTAACGTGGCTGTGTGCCTCTTCAATGTCATCAACCTTAAATGCAAAGTAGTTAGCTTTGTCAATTGTCAGGCTGAAGTCTTCGTCGTCAAGGTCTTGCGGCGTGATAGTTGTACCACGGGCGTAAGCCTTCACAGTGATTTCGGGTTCCTTGATAATCTTAACGGAATCACCCATCTGAGCAATCTCACCAAAGTAGTCGTTATTGGTGATTGCCTCACAAACAGCGGCCTTGCGGAAAGCAAGTTGCACCTGTTTGGAGTAAATGACGGGAGAAAAATTACCGTTAGGAAGATTACCATACCCGGCTGCGGTAGTAAAAGCCATGATATAATCTCCTATTTTGGCATTTCAACAGATGCAAACTTACCAGACTAATCAGAGGCTGATTCACTATGGGTGCGTTTCGTAGCTAGGTGGCCGCCCAGCTTGTCAACGGGCCATGCTCGTCAGGTAATCCATAAGACTGAGAATGTTTGCGTACTAGGGTAAGCGGGTAGCGAACCCACTTACACCTTTGTTGTCTATAGTTATACTAAAAAATAACTATTTGTCAACACTTTTTTTACCTGGCTGAACCAGATACGTCATAAAGAAACTTACCACTACGGATAGCTTCCATAATTTCGTCTGACCGCTTTTCGTATTCTTGCGGTGACATCTTCTGTACTTCCGACTCTTTTAGATAAGAAGATGCCGCATTCTCTTGCGGCTTGCTTCTAGTATTTTTTGATGAGACAGCTTCTGCGGCGTTACCTTTTGGCTTTTTCTTAGTCGTGAGGTTCTTGTCTGATTTGTACAAGTCAATAGCACGGGCAGCAGAACGAGCGTCATCATCGTTCTCATATAGTGCTTCCTGTACCCACTTAGGCTGTTCGTCAGCCCACTCGTGAAAGTCATCGCTATCCCTAATCTCATCAAAGTCAGGATGCAGTCGCATTAGTTCTGCTTCTGCTTTTTCTCGCTGGGCATTGACCTGCATTTCATCCACTGCCTTAAAGCGGTCTTCCAGTGTCTTTGTTTGTTCTTTCGCTTTCTTGGCAGCAATAGTTTCAATGATAGCGGCAACGTCAGGGTAGTCCCTCGCCCAAGCCTCAAGGTCTTCGTCAGACTTTGGCAACTTCATTTCCTTACGAGTTGCAGAGTCTAGTTGACCTTTTAATTCTTCAAGCTGTTTTTGAAAATCTTTTTCTTTTTCTTGCATATGACGACGTAAGTCACCATATCGTTTCTTAAATGTTTTTTCTTCCGACGAAGCAGGTTCCTCTTCTGGTTTCTCCACTTCGCCTCTTTGCTCTTTCATAAGCTGTTCTAGTTCTTCTTCTTCTTGCTTACGTTTTTCTTCGTTGCTGTATTTCCTTTGTGCAAAAGCAACTTTTGTTTCAGGCTGCATTTCTTCAGCCATGATTGTGTCGTTCATAGGTTTCTCCTATCTGGGGCCATCGTAGCCATGCAGGGGGATGGGTAGGCCAGTCATGCAGACTATTTTTATTGGCTAGTCTGCCAAGCCAAGAACGTCCTCGTCGTATGCTGCACCGTATCCACGGTCCTCCGTACCGGCTGCAACATTGTCAGAGTAATCGCTAAATGAGTATTCGTTTCTGCTTTCGCCTGAATCACTTTCATATTGATGATAGGTATTTTGACTTGCTTTTCTTTGCCGGTTGATTTCAGCTTGTCGATATGTCTCTTCACTGATTTTATCTTTGAGTTCTTGCACGTTATCAATATTAAAGTTTTTAGTATCCAGACCAAATTTAGCTGCCTCATTTTTAAGCACATTAAGTTCCGCTTTTCTAACGGCGTTCTCTTTTCCTGTCTTCTGAGCCGCCTCTAATCTCTTGTCTAACTTTTCCCTATTTCGCTGAGACCTAGATACACGCTCATCTTTTTGTGCTTGATTATACTCTCCTCTTTGCTGAAGTTCTTGAAGGACACTTTCAGCTTCTACACCTCTAAATTTACTTTCTTTAATTTTATTATATTCTTCCGCAGTAACAGTTTTAGTTTGGCCATCTAAGAAAAATGTTGCAGTAGCATTCTCCGGTATGCCTTTACCAAATGCTAGGCCACCCGCTAAACCAACAGCACCTTTTAGACCACCAAATCCATCAGGAACATCAAAGGATACGCCAACTTTTGTCGCGCCTTGAACAGTACCACTCAATTGACGGCTCCTGACTCCATCACCAACAAACCTAGTTGGTCCTGTATACAGTTCGCCGCCCAAAGAAACGCGACCCCCACCAGGTCCAAACATAGCTTCATCTTCTGCTGCTCGTTGGTCATCGTCGCCATCATCCACAGAACTCTCTACCTGCGCTGTAGGAACGACTTCTGGTTCAGGCGTAGGCTCAACAATATCTGTCTCAACTCGCGTAAAGCCCGAAGGGATAGGATAGATAGGCTCACCATTCACAAACGGTATGGTCATCTTCTGCCCAGTATCTTTGTTCTCGAACTCTACTAACTCGTCGTACCTACCCTCTGGTGCTGGCATTAGTTGCTCAAAGGTTGGCAGCACTTCAGGCGCAGCCATTACAGGAGTAGCAGCTTGTTGCGTCGGTATAAAGGGTGCTGGGGGTGGGGGAGGAATATATGCAGGTGGTTGCACGGGGGGTGCTATCTGTCCAAACTGGGATTGTTGCATTTGTATGTTGGGGTCTACAAAACCGCCAACCTGCATCTGCATAGGTTCGTCGTCAAGTTCTAAATCATCTAATGTAAACGGCAAGTCATCAGGCATAGTTGCTTCGTCAGAGTTGCCCATCTGACCCATTTCTTCCATACGCTTCAAACCCATCTTTGCTTCTTGACGAAGCTGCATCAGCTTTTCCAAACCGATGTAACGCACAACATCCGCAGGGAATACAAACTCTCCCTCACTAAGTTGTGCAGGTATGTCGTCGCGTACCTCTTCTTGCGTTGACCCAGGTGGTACATCATTGCCAGAAACAGGGTCTTTTGTAC